AGCTTGACTACTTCTTTATATTGGATAAAAAGGAGGTGGTCGTTAATTTGGCTACAAAAAAAGAAGTACAACCATCTAAATTGACGGCTGTACAAGCAAGAGGAAAATTAAATGAATTACAAGAGAAATTGGATAAATTTGAAAGCACAGCTTTTTGCTTGATGTGTAAAAAACATAAAGACAGAGAAAAAGGATTTTATATCAATACCGATCCTATGTATGGCGAGACAACCTGTACTCCCATCTGCCGTGAATGTGCGAGAAAAATCGCCTTACGTGTAGATAAAAATGGCGAAGAACACGAGCCTACAAAAGAAAGTGTTATCCTTGCTCTTAAATATTTACAGAAACCATTTCTTAATTCAGTATGGAATGCTAGTATTCAAGAATCTGAGAATTTGGTTGCTGGAAAAGTAAAGCATAATGTGTGGTCTGCATATTCAAAAAATATTCAAATGGTAAATTATGTTGGTATGACTTATTTTGATTCAGATTTCTTTAAGGAAAAAGTTGTTTATGATGACGAGAAACCACAAGACGAATCAAAGTTAATAGAACAACATATGGGACAAGATACATATGATAGTTTTATAAAAAACAAAGAAGATGTTATAAGGTTATTAAACTATGATCCATTTGAAAAAGAAGATTTAGCAGATCAACCGTTCTTATATTCTCAATTATTAGGACTACTTGATGCAAGTGAAGACGCTAATGAAGATATGATGCGTACTTCTTCTGCTATTGCTATTGTCCGTGGTTTTTTGCAGCAATCTAAAATTGATGATACAGTTGCAAAGTTAATGTCGGATGTTAGCAATATTGAAAAAAACTCTGCAACTATTCGTTCATTACAGGATAGTAAAGGTAAAATCACTTCTGTTATTACAAACTTGGCACAAGACAGTTGTATCTCTTTAAAGTATAACAAGAATGCTAAAAAGGGCGAAAATACATGGACTGGCAAGATTAAAAAGATAAAAGATATGAATTTGCGAGAAGGCGAAGTTAATGGTTTTGATATTGCTACTTGCAGAGGTATGCAACAAGTTCAAGAGGCAAGTGACGCTTCCATATTTAAGCAACTTCAATTAGACGAGTCGGATTGGTCTGATATGGTTGCAGAATTACGTTCTGTTAATATTACTTTACGCAAAGAAAGGGATTCATACCAAGAGATAAATCGAATTTTATTACGAGAAAATTTAGATTTAAAAGATTATCTCTCTGATAATAGCATAGATATTCAAAAAAATTGCGTAGATCTCAGAGAATTATATTCTGTTTTCAGTTCAGATGAAGATAATAAAGAAATAGTTTCGATTGATGCCACTGTAGAAAATACGGAGGTGTCAGATGAGAAAAACTGATTATATAAACGAATTATATCTTGATTATGATAAAGACATTTATCAAGAATATGGAATTTTTGTAAAACCGCATTCCTATACAATGTCATCAAGAAAAGTAGAATCATTGATCAATATTGCAAAAATGCAAAAATATTTTCAATGTAATCCGGTAAGATTTATTGATATCATGTTTAATATAGAATTATTGGATTCACAAGCACTTTTAGTTCAACGTAGCTGGATATGTCCTAATGTTCTTGCTGTATGCACAAGAGGTTGGGGAAAAAGTACTGTTATTGATTTAGAGGTAATGGCTAAAGATATGTGTTTTTGCAACGTTTGGACGTACATTGCAAGCGGTTCAGGTGGTCAAGCTGAACAAACTTTTACCACACTTGAACGACTTGCAAATGATAATATTGACACATTTCAAGGTTCTACTGGATATATTTTTAAGAATGAAATTGAAATAAATAATGCTTCTGGAGATGGATTTAGTCACTCGTCAAACGGGTTCAAATTTTCTACTTATAATAACGCCCTAACTATGACTTTGAATAGTAATATAGACGCAAAAAGAGGGTTTCGCGGCAGCGTAATATTTGATGAAAGCGGCTTCTTATCAGAAGAAATGATGAATGTTTATAGTGCTTTTGCTATTGTAGAAAGGAATTTGAAGACTGGTAAAACACAAGATGGCAAATCTATTGATCCTATAAGACAACGATGTTATCCAAAAGAAATCCCTTATCAAAAATTTTATATTAGTTCTGCTTCTTCCACCGATACAAAATTTTGGAAATTATATAAAGATTTTTCAAAAAAACAAATTATGGGTGATCCAGATTATTGCGTTTTACACATAGATTGTGAAATTGCTTTTAAACCAACCCTTCATGGTGAAATAATATCCCCACTACTCTCTCGTTCTTCTGTTGAATCTGAAATGAGAACTAATCCCGAAAAAGCTAGACGTGAATATTATTGTGAATTTACTACAGAAGCAGGAAGCGACGCTATTATTAAGCGTGGTGTTATCACAAGGAATGAAGAAGTTAGAAAACCACTTCTATATAATGATACAGGTAACAAGAAGTTTTTGATAGCTTATGACCCCGCGCGTTCACGAGACAATTCTGTTATTTTAGTTGGAGAATTATATGATTTTGAACAAGTAGATGGAAGTATAGATAAACGTGTTCGATTAGTAAACTGTATAAATCTTATTGATGTTGGTAAAAAAATAAAATCACCTATGCAAACACCAGACCAAATTGAATATTTAAAAAAAGTAATATTGGATTACAATGGCGGTGCTGATGCATATGGAAATATAGTAGGTATATATATTGACGCAGGTTCCGGTGGTGGTGGCGTAAATATTGCTGATTATTTAATGCCAGACTGGACGGATTCTGCTGGTATTGTACATAGAGGACTGATTGATAAAGAATATTCAGCAGATTATGTAAAAAAATTTCCTAATGCAGTTGATAAAGTACATCTTATGCCTCCTGCTGCTTATAAATCTGAAATGTATGAAGCAATGATTGAATTAATGAGTCAAGATAAAATTAGTTTTACTGCTCCGTATGATAATAAAGATTATTTAACTACTTTTGATATAGATGAAGGAAAATTAAAGAATGCAAGGGAAGAAATTATAAAAGAGTTAAAGAAACAAAAGTTAAATGAAAAGGAATTTGAATCAAAACTGAATGATGAACTTGGGAAAATACAATCTGTTAATACGAAAATAATTAAACTTGATTGGCAAGATAAAATTGCTTTAGCAAATATGGATGCTTTAAAAGAAGAATTGGTTAATATGATTCGTAAAAAAAGAGAGTCTGGAAAAGACTCTTTTGAACTTACGCCTGAAAAAGCTAATAAGCTGCACGACGACCGCAGCTATACGGCGTGCATGATCAGCTACGGCTTGATGTGTGAAAGAAGGAAAAATATTACAAATAGAAAAAGACAATCAAATACAGATAATCTCGTTCAACGCCTTCCAATTCGTCCAGCAAAACGAATCGGGAGTTTTTAATTTATACAATCAAAAAATCAAAAAAAATAAACAATTAAATAAAAAAAACATAAGGAGGATGCCGAATGGTAACAAAGAACACGAGTGCTACTGGCACTTCCAAAACCACAAAAAATAATACCACTACTACTACTTCTTCTACTGTGGCTAAGAAACAGCCGACAGCCGCTGAAATGCGTGAATGGTATGAGAAAAATAACAAAAATAAAATAAATTATGCAAAAGCTGAAGATGCTTTAAAGAATCTTAGGGATACAACCAAATCTACTACATATCGGACAATTAGCAATTTCAACAAAGAAGATCTTCGCACGTATTTGCAAAACGTATCTAACTATGAGGTAAACTTACGAAATCTTTCTAGGTATTTATATTATAGATCTCAAGTATACTATCGTATTATAGCTTATAATTCAAATATGTTTTGTCTTAATGCAAGAAGCGTAATCCCTAAGTATAGTCTCGTAGAAGATAACGATAAAGAGACTATACTAAAATCTTATAATGATACTCTCGATGCTATTGATAAAATGAATTTACAATATGAGTTTTTAAAAGCATATATGACCTGTTTCCGAGAAGACGTTTTTTATGGTATATATTATTTTAATCCAGAATCTGAAGCTAATACTTCATTTTTCATTTTACCATTAGACCCCGATTATTGCAAGATCACCGGAGTCTGGGAAACAGGGGATTTTGCGTTTACTATGGATATGTCTTACTTTAAAAGGAATCAAGATTTACTTGAATATTGGGGCGAGCCATTCCAGAGTTTGTATAAAGAATATCAAAGTGATAATATTAAAATGAAGTTGATTCCGCAGGAATATGGTTTATGCCTAAAAGCTCACGCTGAAGATTGGGAGACGGTTGTTCCTGTATTTTCTGGATTGCTAAATTCTCTTATTTCTCTTATTGACCAAGAAGATATCGCAGCTATTGCAGATGAACAAAGTATTTACAAACTTGTATGGATGGAGCTAGAGACGCTTACAGGTGCAACAGATCCTAATGATTGGAAGGTAGATCCCGAACTTTGTCTTCCATACTGGGACAGAATGGTTGATGAAGCATTACCACCTTATATATCTGGAGCTATTGTGCCTGGAAAATTGAATTCTATATCTTTTCCTGATAATCAAGACACGGAAGTGAATAGAGTTGAAAATGCAACAAAAGCTGTTTTAAATACTTCCGGTGGGTCACAAATTTTACAGTCCTCATCTATTTCTGGGACAACTGCTTTCAACGCAGCTTTACGAAGTGATACAGAATTTGCAATTTCAATGTTGCTTCCGCAAACAGAAATGATTGTAAATCGAATATTATCTTTGTACATAGATAACCCATCAAGAGTTAAATTCTTAGAAGTATCTACTTACACAAAGGATGCTTATAAAGAAAGTATTTTGAAAGATAATACTTATGGTCTTGCGCCAAAGCTACTTGTAAATACATTAAATGGATTTTCTGAAAAGGAAACACTTGCTCTTAATTTCTTAGAATCTGAATGTTTAAATCTTAACTTTACCCCTGTCCAATCAAGTCATACTACGTCTAATAGTGGTGATGATGAAGGTGGTGCTCCAGAGAAATCAACTTCTGGCGGTGTAGATTCTATAACAGATTCTGGTGAGGATTCTCAGGACAAAAGAGATAACGCAAATGGATAAGGAGTGATAGGATGAAACAAAACTTTTTAAAAACCACAGACGAGGACACAAAAAATAAACTCTTAGAACAAGGGTTTAAACTAATATCACAAGATGAGAGTACCTACACATTCTTAAATGACACTACTCTCACCTTTGAAGATAAATCAAAAATTACATACACAAATATGTTATGTATTTAGCCACTCTCCTATTCTGAGTGGTTTTATTATGCTTATTTTTTAAACTGATTATTAAAGAAAGGAGGTAAGACTAAAGAATGTCAAAGAAAAGATTACTTTTTATAGAAGATTTATATGACTTCTATTTAAGTACATATAAACGTTCAACACATTTTGATGCAAAAGAATCTGGAAGTCCACTTGTTGTTCAAGTGCATGGAAAGATTAATTATGATAAATCTGAAAAAGATACAGAAGGACTCTTACCGGTACATCTACAATCATGCCATACAAATTTGAACTTAAACAGATCGTTCATTTCTGATTCAGTAATGTCTTCTGCTCTCCCGTCATTTAGTAACCGCCCGATTCTTGGTTACATCCATAAGGTTATCTCAGATGAGCATCCAGATGGTCAATGGGAATTTTATTCTCATAACATTCATGAAGAGGATGGAGAAATTGTTTACGATGAAGTCCCTATTGGCATTATACCAGAATCCTGCAATGCGCAATTAGTTTATGACGAAGATAAAAAAGAAAATTACTGTGAAGTAGATGGTTACTTATATGAGGAATATTCTAAGGCGGCAGAAATCCTTCAAAGAGAAGAAGAATGTGCCGTGTCAGTTGAATTATCCATCAGGGAACTAAGCTACAATGCTAAACAAAAATATCTTGATATTGAAGATTTTTACTTTTCGGGAGTCACCATTTTGGGAAAGACACCTATGAATGAAGATGTAAACCCTGGAATGAAAGGTTCAAATATCAAGCTTGCAGATTTTAGTGCAGAAAGTAACAGCTTATTTGTTGATTACGAAAACAAAATGATTGAGTTTCAAAAAAGACTATCCAAATTGGAGTCTGCTTGTTTCAATACAATACAAAATCAGGAAGGAGGAAACAATACAAGCATGAATTTATTTGAAGAACTATTGCAAAAATACAACAAAACTGTGGAAGATATTAAATTTGAATACGCCGAATTAACCGATGAAGAACTCACCGCAAAGTTTGAAGAAGTGTTTGGTGAAGAAGCAAAGAATGATAACACAGATGTTTCAAACGGTTCAGATCCAGAGCCTTCTACTGGTGATGGAGAAGGAACTGAGTCAGACGACACTTCTGATGAAGAAACCGGTGAAGATTCTGGCTCAGAAGATAACTCAGATACTTCTGACAATGGTGAAGGCGATGGACAGGAACAGTTTGAAAAAATTGTTCGTACATATCAAATCAGCCACGAGGACACAAAGTATGCTCTATATAATTTGTTAGCTGCTTATGAGGAATCAGATAACGAATGGTATTACATTACAGCGGTTTATGATAATTATTTTGCATATGAAAACTGGGATGGAAATAAAATCTATGGTCAGAATTATACGAAGGATGGAGATAATGTAGCACTTGATGGTGAACGCTTCTCTCTTCATAGAGAACTACTTACCGATTCGGAATATGCTGAATTACAGTCTATGCGTTCCAACTACGCTTCTCTCGTAGAGTTCAAATCTAACACAGAACAGAAAGAACTTCATTCTAAACGTGAAGCAGTCCTTGCCAAAAAGGATTATTCTGTACTCGCCACAAAAGATGAGGAAGGAAACTTCACAAACGCTTCTTATGCAGAATTATATTCTAAGATGGATGAATATTCTGTTGAAGATTTAGAGAAAGAAGTCAAGGTAATTCTTGGTGAATTTGCACTTAATGGTGGTAAGTTCTCTACTGCTACGGAGCCAGAAGAGAAAAAGACACCTACTGTAAAACTGTTTGCA